AGGATTTGCAATCTGACAGATGGTGGCGATGGAACATCTGGGTGGGTAAAAACAAAAGAATGGCGTGAAAAAGTTGGCGCAGCGCATCGTGGCAAAGTTATTTCACTCGCTACTCGATTAAAAATATCTGCTTCAGTTACCGGATACAAACACACAGATGAAGTAAAAATAAAGATGTCTGTATCACGACTTGGAATGCAGAACACACTGGGGCACATACACTCAAACGAAACAAAACAAAAAATGAGTGTTGCACACATTGGCAACAAAAGCAGAACCGGACAAAAAAGAAGTGATGATGAGCGTGCAAAACAAAGCGCATCAATGCAAGGCCGGCCACAAGCTATTTTTACTTGCCCACATTGTGAAAAAAATGGCGGTAATGCAATGAAGCGTTGGCATTTTGACAACTGCAAGGAAAAACAGTGACCCAAATTGCAATTTTGAACGGCATTTATGCTGACAGCACACCAGAGCTGCGGACAAGCTATCCCGTCAACTTTGTGCCAGTGCCAAAGCAATCAGGCATCAGCGCTGGATTCCTTCGCCCTGGTGACGGTCTTGTGGCCAACGGCACAGGCCCAGGCATTGACCGCGGCGGTATCAATTGGCAAGGCAATTTGTATCGCGTGATGGGTACAAAGCTGGTGGAGATCGACAGCGCAGGCACAGTGACGGAATTGGGTGATGTTGGTGGGCCGACAACAGAACTGGTGACGTTTGATTACAGTTTTGACTTGCTGGCGATTGCATCCGGTGGGCGGCTGTATTACTGGAGTGGCACAACACTCACGCAAGTGACAGACCCCGACCTTGGCACAGTACTTGATGTGGTTTGGGTGGATGGATACTTCATGACCACCGATGGAGAATTCTTGGTTGTCACAGAGTTGACTAACCCGCTTGATGTAAACCCACTGAAGTACGGCAGTTCAGAGGTAGACCCCGACCCGGTAGTGGCTTTGCTCAAGCTGCGAAACGAGATTTATGCGCTGAACAGAAACACCGTGGAAGTGTTCGACAACGTGGGCGGCGAGTTATTCCCATTCGCTCGGATTGATGGCGCACAACTACAAAAAGGCGTTGTCGGCACACAAGCCTGTTGCGTCTACATTGAGCGCATTGCATTCTTAGGTAGCGGCAGAAACGAAGCACCAGGCATCTACATCGGCGCAGCAGCCACCACACAGAAAATCAGCACGCAAGAGATTGACAACCTGTTGCTGAACTACAGCGAGGCGCAGCTGGCCCTGGTCAAACTGGAGGCACGCAACGACAAGGCGCATCAGCACCTGTACGTTCATTTGCCAGACCGCACTATCGTTTATGACGCAGCGGCATCGCAGGCGCTAGAAGATCAAGTCTGGTTTACGCTCACCACCACCTTGTCAGGCTTTGCTCAATACCGTGCTAGAAACATGGTTTGGGTCTACGACAAATGGATGATTGGAGATCCGCAGTCCAGTACCATTGGATACTTTGTGCAAGACACTGGCCATCATTGGGGTCAGCAGGTTCGATGGGAATTCGGAACGCTCATCGTTTACAACGAAAGCAACGGGGCATTGTTTAACGAGTTGGAGTTAGTCAGTCTCACCGGCTCGGTGGCACTTGGCAAGAATCCGCAGATCAGCACCAGCTACAGCGTTGACGGCAAGGCCTACAGCCAGGACCGCAGCATCAGCGTCGGCACGATAGGCTCAAACAAGCGCCTGGCATGGTTCCAGCAGGGTCATATGCGGAACTGGCGCATTCAGCGATTTCGCGGCGATAGTGACGCTCACCTGTCCTTCATGCGCCTGGAAGCGCAGATTGAAGCATTGGCCTACTGATGGCAACTGCGCCTATTTCTCGCCGGCTTAATCTCACGCGCGATCAGCTTGCGGCGTTTCTGACCGACCAGCAACAGATCAGACAGTTTGAGTTGTTGTTTTCGACGGTTGACACCTTACAAGTCATTGTCGGCACAGACTTTGAGTATCAGGCAGACACAGCCGCAGCAAATGCCAATAACGCACTAGCGCAAATCAGCGCACTATCGCAAGATGCAGCAGTCAGCGCAGCAATCATTGATGGCAAGACCACCCTAGCACTGGATCAGATTGCAACCTTGGCGCAAGAAACGTCTGTCAGCATCGCGTCAGCCGAGAACAAAGTCAACCAGGCAATGGCCCTAATCGCTCAACTGACAGCGGCTGTGGAAGGTTTGCAGATGACCCCAGCCCCGCGAGAGTTCAAGCGCAGCCGGTACGGATCGTTCTACGACACCACAACACAGACGGCCACGATCATCAACACTGCCAAAGCCATCACGTTCAACACGACTGATCTGAGCCAGGGTGTGTTTCTGTCAACTACATCAAGGGTAATGGTAGACACAGAAGGCGTTTACAACTTCGACACATCATTTCAGCTTGATAAAACTGCTGGTGGCACAGGAATATTCGACTTTTGGTTTCGTTTAAATGGTGTGGATGTAACAGACAGCACCAGCAGAATCAGAGTTCAGGGTAACAATGCCGAAGTTTTTTCATCGTTAAATTATTTCTTTGATCTCAAAGCAAATGACTATGTTGAACTGATGTTTGCAGTCACTGATCTCACCGTCGAAATTACTGCCTTTCCAGCGGCTGTACCGCATCCAGGCATTCCGTCCATCATTCTCACTGTCAACAATATCGGAGGTATCCAATGACTGTATCAATTAAGGTGCTGATTCCAGCAAAGCAGGCAGAGAACGCACAAACAACACAGTACACGGCCACCAACTGCAAGGCTCTGATTGACAAGTTCACTGCCACCAACACCAGCGCGGCCAACGTCACGATTAGCGTCAACCTGGTGACCAGCGGCGGCAGTGCGGCTACTTCCAACTTGATCGTGGATGCTCGCAGCATTGCACCAGACGAGACCTATACATTCCCTGAGTTGGTTGGCCAGGCACTTGAACAAAGCGGATTCATCAGCACGATTGCCGGTGCAGCCACATCATTGACCATCCGCGCATCAGGCCGCGAAATCACCTAAAGGATTGCCATGAAACAATTTATGATGATTCCCAAAGGCTTTGCCGGCCTGCCGATGGATGAAGAATTCATCACCAACGCAGAGAACAAAAAGAACTACGCCATCGCGGTCCAAGATTGGAACTACGGACCCGAAGTGCCGACCAACGAACTAGGCGCAAACAAACCGTTTTATGTAGGTCTAGCAGAGGCCATGCAATGCAACGAGAAGGATGCACGGCGCAAGCACTGCTCCAATTGCGAGTATTACGACAACACCTTTATGACCCAGGTGAAGATTGAGCGCATCCCGATGGCGTCTTACGACAAGGGTGCAGGGTTCAGAGGCCACTGCGAAAAGCTGAACTTTATTTGCAACGATATGCGGGTTTGTCAGGCATGGGAAGAGCGCGAATCTGAGATGGATTGACGGAATGATGAAATGTGGGAAAATGATGATGCTGAGTTATGGCATCCAGCGGCCTGCCCTTAACAGGAGTTGTGCATGACTGATTGGCTCAAAGAGAACCTGAAAAGGATTCTGCCAGCGCCAGCCGTTGATTGGCTACTCATGCTATATGAGGCCATCCAAGTCTTTGACGATGTGGCAGACGGCGATACGGTAAAGCGCGAAGACCTAAATTCGGTGATTTGGAATACCCTGGTTGGCATGAATCAGAATTCATTCTGGATTGCCAATTCTCACAATTTAGCGCCAGTTGTTGCCACAGCAATTTTGAAATGGCAGGCATCAGATCATGCCGAGCGCACTGGCAAAGCAGATGCCAGATCATTTGTTTGGCGTGCTGGTTACTACGATGTGGTTTTAATGGCTGTCGCTTTATGTCATGGAACACAAGAAACCACCAAGATAGCGCATGAAATTATGTCGCTCTATGGTGAAAAATTTGAAGATTACATGAAGGAGTTTGATCATGCCTGATCCAGTAACAGGACTAGTGGTAGGAGGCGGTCTAATTGGCAGTCAAATGACGTCAAGCGCTACCAGAAGCGCATCAGAAACACAAGCAGGCGCAGCCCAGGCTGGCATTGATGAGCAACGCAGGCAGAATGAAGCTGTCCAGCAATTACTCGCGCCTTACGTCCAGGCTGGAGGTGGAGCGCTTGGGGCTTACGCACCATACCAACAAGCTGGCGCTGGTGCATTGCCAACACTCCAACAATACGCACAGGCCGGCGCCCCAGCACTTGAGCAGCAGCAGGCTTTAATCGGTCTCAGAGGCCCGGAAGCACAGCGGCAAGCCATTGCAGGCATTAGTGGCGGCGAGCAATTCAAAGCCCTGACCGAGCAAGGCGAGGGAGCATTGTTGTCAGGGGCATCAGCCACAGGTGGCTTGCGTGGCGGAAATCTTCAAGGCGCACTCGCGCAGTTCCGCCCACAACTGTTAAACGAATTGATCAACCAACAATATGGCAGGCTTGGCGGTTTGGCAGCAACAGGCGGCACGGTAGCGCAAAACCTGGCATCAAGTGGACTGAGTGCAACGGGCGAACTTGCAAGGATTGGTCAGGCATCAGCAGCTGGCGTTGGC